TTCATTGTTGGCGCTCTTAGTCGTCGTCAAGGGAAGACCTATATTGGAAATATTATCGCCCAATGCGTCGCCCTCGTTCCTGGATGTCATGTACTTATTGTTAGTCCTAACTACAATCTTTCTAACATTTCATTCGATTTACAACGCAATCTGATAAAACACTTTGACTTAGAAGTAGCGCGAGATAACGCAAAAGATCGTGTAATTGAATTAACAAATGGGTCTACTATTAGACTAGGATCTGTAAATCAGATTGATTCTGTTGTAGGGAGGAGCTATGACTTTGTTCTCTTTGATGAGGCCGCATTGGCAGATGGAGAGACAGCGTTTAATGTTGCTATCCGGCCAACACTCGATAAGCCGGGATCTAAAGCTCTCTTTATTAGTACTCCTCGTGGAAGGAATAATTGGTTTAGCCGTTTTTTTAATCGTGGGTTCACCGATGATTTTTCAGAGTGGGTGAGTATTAAAGCAACTTGGCACGATAACCCCAGAGCTTCAGAAACTGATATTGCGGAAGCACGACGTTCTATGTCAACCGCAGAATTTGCTCAGGAATACGAAGCAGACTTTAATGTGTTTGAAGGACAGATTTGGACACTTAATTATGATAAGTGCGTACAAGACTTATCAGAAATGGATTTTACAGGCTGCGATATTATCTCGGGGCTTGACGTAGGTTTTAAAGACCCCACAGCATTTTGTTGTATCGCATATGACGGACACAAATATTATTTAATGGAAGAGTACTATGCGGCAGAACGCACGACAGAGGAACATGCTGGCTTCCTTGGTGAAATTATTGAAAGAAGAGAGGTCGACTATTGTTTTATCGACGCAGCCGCCGCTCAAACAAGATTCGATCTTGCACAGCAGTATGACATTTCTACTATCAACGCCAAGAAATCGGTGGTTGACGGGATTGGTCATGTGGCAAGTCTTATTGATAATGATCGTCTTATCGTAGACCATAAGTGCACTGAAGTATTACGTTCACTAGATATGTATAGATGGGACCCGAACCCTAACTTAATTCGGGAAAAGCCAGTTCACGATTCTTCCTCCCATATGGCAGACGCGTTAAGGTACGCACTTTATAGTTTTGAAGAGAGTGCTCCAACATTTTAAAGGCAAGAAAAAAATACTTCTTGACTTTCATCTAACCCGAAAGTATAATGATTAAAAATAAATGGTAGATTTAAAAAGAGACCCTGTAAAGTACATACGAGATAGGGCAAAATCGAAATACGAGAAGGGTTCTGAGTGTCGCATATGCGGCGTCAAGATAAAGTTAGACTTTCACCATTTTCACACCCTAGCCCCTTTATTACGTAAATGGTTAGGGGAGAAGCAAAAGCTTCGTCCAGAGCATTATACAGACGAGTACTTAATAATCTGGAGAGACGAATTTATAGAGGATAACTGGGCTGAACTATACGATGAAACAGTTACTCTTTGTCACGACCACCATTTAAAACTACATTCAATTTACGGTAGAAATCCTCCGCTGCATACTGCAGAAAAGCAGAAGCGCTGGGTAGAGATACAACGAGAAAAATATGGCTTGGTATGATTTCTGGAAACAGGAGAAACTAAATCCCGCGCAAGAAGAGATTGTAGTAAGTCTTGAAGGCGCAGGACCTATATCTTCCCGTGAGATTATTACTAATTATACGGCTTATTATGAGTATCTAGAAGTTGTAAACCGTGCCGTAAATATGATTGTAGACGACACAGCCGAAATTCCGTTACGAGTAGGTGAACCGATTCAAGGACTGAATTCGGTTGCTAAAGGAGTTAGACGATCTAGAGTTAATCTTTTGCTTAACCGGGAGCCTAATCCTTTTCAAGATATTTCTACTTTTAAGCGAAACCTCATAATCGATTATATTTTAGATGGAAACATCTTCATCTACTTTGACGGGATACACCTATACCATTTACCTGCAACTTATACAGATATTGATCCCGATACTAGAACTTATATTAATAAGTTTACTTTTCAAAAGAATATAGACTATTCTGTTGGTGAGATCATTCACATCAAAGAGAACAGCTTTCATAGCATTTACAGAGGTACTAGTAGACTTCGAGCCGCTCAGCGTATTATGTCTCAGCTTACTAAGATGCGCCAATTCCAGGATAACTTCTTCTCTAACGGAGCAGTACCTGGTCTTGTAATCAAATCACCTTCAGTTATTAGCGAAAAAAATAAAGAGAGAATGATTCAATCTTGGGTCACGCGGTATAGACCAGACGGAGGCGGTAGACGTCCATTGGTGCTAGACGGAGGTATGGAACTTGACTCTATATCCAATGTTAATTTTCGTGAGTTAGACTTTGAAAGCTCTATTGAATCTTCTGAAAAAGAGATTCTTAAGGTACTAGGCGTACCTCCCATCTTATTAGACTCAGGCAACAACGCAAATCTTAGACCCAATCATAGACTATACTACTTAGAGACAATCCTACCTATTGCAGAAAAAATTAATAAAGCAATAGAGCGTTTCTTTGGGTATGAACTTACCTGCGATATTAGTAACATACCTGCCCTACAGCCAGAACTTAGAGATTCTGCGGCATATTACTCCACATTAGTAAACGCTGGGATTATTACTCCAAATGAAGCACGAGAGGCTTTAAACTATGATGAAATATTCGGTGCCGGAGAAATACGAGTACCAGCAAATATCGCGGGTTCCGCAGCTAATCCCACAGAAGGTGGAAGACCAACAGAAGGAAATGATATAGATGAATCTTAAAGAAAAAATGGAAGAGATTGTAGATTTTTTTATTCGAGAAGGGAAGGTATATAGTAAAAGAGATTGGACTACTTCCGGAAATCAAGCTCTCTACAAAGAATTAGTAGGCAGTAGTGAGTATAAAAATTTTATTTATACAGCTCGTAGAGTAAATAAATCTAAATGGAATTTAATTGGTAAAGATAAACCTTTACCAGCTAAAAAAGTACAGGAAACTCCTGTGCAAGTTGAGCCAGTTGAGGCTCAAGAACAGCTTAGCCCTCTTGAAAGGTTGAGGCAAGCAGTGAAAACAGGAGAATCAAGTGAATAAAATTTTTCATATTGGCTCCACCTTTAAAGCCTATGATGATGGAAATGATCTCCACATTACGGGTATGGCTAGTACTAATGGTACTGACCGAGTTGGAGATATTATTGAGACAGAGGCTTGGACAAAAGCTGGCGGTCTTCAAAACTATTTAAACAATCCAGTTATTCTTTTTAATCATGACTACAATCAGCCGATTGGTAGAGCAATTGCCCTAGAAACTAACGACAATGGTCTTCAGTTAAAAGCAAAAATTGCTAAATCAGCAGGCCACGTAGGCGAATTAATTAAAGAAGGCGTCCTTGGAGCTTTTTCAGTCGGGTTTCGAGTCAAGGATGCGGAGTATATGACCGAAACCGATGGATATAAGATTAAGGACGCAGAATTATTGGAGGTTTCCGTAGTTTCGGTTCCTGCTAACCAAGCTGCTACCTTTTCTCTTGCTAAATCTTTTAACTCAGAGTCTGAGTATGAAGAATTCAAGAAATCTTTCAACCCCCAAGATTCCTTAACAGAATCTAATAAACTTCAGGAAACTGAAACAAATCAAGATTCCGTAAACGAATCAATGCCCAAAGACTCTAGTAGAGTCGAAGCACAGGAGAAAACTATGAGTGATATCGATATCGATGCGATTGTGGCTGCTGCTGTCGAAAAGACCGCAACTGCAATGGCAATGAAAGAAGCTGAGCGCAAGACAGAAGAGCGAACGAAATTGGAAGCAGAACAAAAAGCTGCCGAAGAAGCCGAAGTTCAGAAGTCTGAAGAAGAAGCTCGGATTGTAACCGCTGTAACCAGTGGTACAGAACGTTTAATGGCTGACGTCGAAGCAAAAATGAGCGCAAAAGACGCTGATCTTGCAGCGATTACTGCCGAATACCAAAATGAACTAAAGGAAAAATCTGCAGAAATTGAGAAGATTCGTGAAAGCAAGCGAGTATTCGCTGACCGTAACGCAAAATCTGACTTTTCTGAAAATGAGCTTGTTGAAGCTCACCTCTTAGGTGTTATTACCAAGAAAGGTTGGGACACTAAGATGGGTCGCGAGCTTATGGAGAAAGTAAATGGCGCTGCAGGTATTGCTGTTCCTACTTCAACTTCAGCGAACTTTGAAACTCAGGTTTCAACTGCACTAGAGCGTGATATTGAGCTGGAACTAGTTATTGATCCTTTGTTCCGCAAAATTCAAATGAACGCCGCTTCAATGGTTGTTCCTCTCATGCCAGATGCTGGCTATGCTGAGTTCTTAGCCACAGGCTCTACTCCTGGTTCTAGTGACGCAACTGCACCAAAAGGTAACCTTGACCAACGGTCAGCGACCTTTGGTGACGAAGCTGGTGTACAGCTTGGAAATAAAATCCTCACGGTTCAGAAGTTGGTGTCTAAGTCTTTCATCGCTAACGAAACCGAAGAAGATGCTATTATGCCAGTACTTCCTTACATTCGTGAAGCAATGATTCGTTCACACGCACGTGCAATCGAGCATTCCTTATTGCTAGGTAAGTTAGCTACTTATGACTTGATTACTAGTGGTTATACAGGATTGGTTCAATTAGCTAATGCCGATTCCAAGTATACTTCAATGACTCAGCCTTCACCTGCTGACTACGCTATTGCTGCTGATGATCTGTTAAAGATGCGTCAAGATATGGGTAAGTACGGTCGTATGGCTCGTGATGTTGTCTATATCATTGGTTTGGATGCTTACTACAAGTTGATTGATGATCCTGCTTTTGCAGACGTTAACCAAGTTGGTTCTGATACCGCCCTTAAATTGAATGGTGATGTCGGTTCAGTATACGGTTCACGCGTACTTGTTTGTGACGAGTTCCCTGCGGCCGCTGATGGCGCTCCTTGGGGTATCGCATTGAACACTCGTAACTTTGTAGTTCCTGTCCTCCGTGGTGCCACGGTAGAGCAAGACTATCAAGTTGCTGAACAGCAGCGTGTTATTGTTGCTACACAGCGTCGAGGTTTCGATAGGATGTTTGCAGCTGCCGGTCAGGTAGTTGGTAAGTCTTATTAATAAATAAGAAATTGGAACGGGGAGCCTTCGGGCTCCCCATACCTTTTTAGGAAAAATATGGCAGATTTAATAACATTAGATACTTATAAACTACTAGAAGGTATTAATTCTACGCAGTTTGACGAAAAGTTAGAGACGCTAATTACGAGTGTAAGTCAGCTTGTCCGAACTTATTGCAACAGCCAGTTTGATACGTATGCTACTGCTCCTGGGTACACCCAAGAGTTTGATATTCAATGGGATACTTATACAGTTCAGTTAAAGTATAGCCCTGTTATTAGTATCACAAATGTTTATGAAAGAAGTGGCCAGTCCTCTCCATACACAGAACTATTTTCTACTAACTCTAGTCCTGTAGGGTATGATTGGTATTTAGATACAATATCGGACTCTGTGTTTAGAACACAAGAAACCGGAGCTTATAGAAGTTGGCCTCGCGGAGTAGGGTCTGTTAAAGTAACTTACTTAGCAGGGTATGCTTCAATACCAGACGATTTAAAGTTGGCAGTTGCCGACACAGTAACGTACTACCACAAAGATGAGTGGAAAGAAAGACAAAGTATTGGTTCAGCAACTCGCGAAGGAGCTGGAGCGTCTGCTATTCGAAATGATCCTGGGTTTCCAGATCACATTCGTAGAGTCTTGGATATGTATAGAGTTTCATGAGCAAAGCTATTGTAGATGGTATTATTCGAAGTTCTTTAAATAGAAATGCACGTTTCGATACAATAGCCAGAAAATACTCTGCTGCAAATAACCCTCACTCTTTTCGTCTTACTAAGGAAGATTTTAGGAACACTATAGTTAAGAATTTTGCAGCTATTATGTCAAAAATAGTAAACGGAGATCCTTTAGAAAACCCTAAAGTTGTATCTTTTTTAAATAAAGTATCAGAAAGAACTTTTAATAATTATGCTAGTAAGTACGTCTTGGGCGAAGGGGAAACCATAAATGTTTATCCCACGTATATACTGCTTTATCAACCTAGATTACGGGAGAAGAAATTAAAGGCTCCTATATTTGATATTGCTCTGCCTCTAATAAGAAGAGGCTTTAAAAATAGTTTAAAAGGAAACAGTGAATCTGCTTTTGGTTCGAAGAGTTCTCAGTTTACGAGACGAACACAGTTTCTGCACATAGGAAAAGAAACTTCGGGTTCCGAAGGACTGAGACTATTAGGTAATACTGTTACAGGAAGACAAGTTAATGAGGACGGAAAAGGCCCTAGAAAACTTAGAAGTTCTGAAGTAAGTGATAAAACAATAGAATCAAATATTGAAAGAAGTTTAAAAGCTTCTGGGGCTTCTATGTCTGTCAGTACTTCACAAGCACGAGAAGCAGGCAAAAATGTTATTGTCGATATGCTTCGTAGACTATCTATTAATTGGGACAGTGGAGAAAAGCAAAAGTCAAATAGCTATAGAAAAGAGATAGAGGTATTTGGAACAGTAGGGCCCTCAGTAGATAATAGGCCCGGATCCGAATCTTATGACTGGATTAATCTTCGTGCTCAGATGGAAAAAGAAATAGCAAAAGCTCTTTTCAAAGATGTAGACGACTTTGCAAATAAAGCTGCCAGTATGTCTCCTGCAGAGAAACTTAAAAGAATTGCGATAAATCAAGTTGTCGATGCTGTTGAAAGAGCTCAAAACAAAAATTTTAAAGTAAAGTCAAAGAAAGAAAAAGTACCTAAGGCAAAACGCGATAAGTCTAATATCGGAATAGTAAGTAATAAGAACGCTAAACGATTAACCGGAGGAGCTATATCCGTAGGTACTCTTAAAAGCAATACTCAAAGTAATCAAGCAACTAAAAAGAAGTCTCCACCCAGACAGAACTTATTAAAATTACAGAATTTATTAAATGCTAGGCTTCCTAAAGAGATTCGTAAAAATATGGGAGCACCTGCACTAGAGAATAGAAGCGGGGCTTTCGCAAGTAGTATTAAAATTACAGACATACTTACTACCCCACAAGGGTATCCTAGTATAGGATATACATACGATAAAAACCCTTATCAAATATTTGAACCAGGTGCGGGTAAAGCACCCTGGGCTTCAAAAGCCAGAGACCCGAGAATATTAATTGAAGGATCTATTAGAGGAATAGCAAGAGAGTTTATAATAGGTAGATTCTTTACCCGGAGAGTATAATGAGCACTAGAGTATACACATCGCGCCGAATGGCAATCATTGACGCTCTCAATGCCAAAATTCGAGAAATTAATGGGAATACTCCCTATAGAACAAATCTTTACAACAACGTACTATCCAGACTAAAGTTCTGGGACGAAGTCGAGGATTTTCCCGCAGTACATATTAGTGCTGGCTCTGAGACTAGACAGTATCAGGGTGGTGGGTACAAAGATAGGTTTATGACAGTTACTATCAGAGTATATGTTCAAGATGAAAATGCTATGTTAGCTTTGGAAAAATTATTCGAAGACATAGAAACTGTTATAGAAACTAATTCTGCGTTGGGCTATACCGACCAGGATGGAAACGCTCAAGCAGTACAACAAATTACTATTGTAAGTTTAGATACTGACGAAGGCGCATTAGAACCTTTAGCGGTTGGAGAGATTACTCTGGAAGTAAGATACTAACCAGCAGGTTAAGACAAGGCATAAAATCTAGCCTTGTAGGAGAATAAAATGGCATTACAATTTACAAGAGACGTTCGCGTTGTCATGGAGAAAGCAAGTGATAGATGGGAAATCCCCGTACTCGATGGCTTCTCTTTTAGTCAGGCGGTGAACTCGTCCGAAATTACAGTTAATGAAGCAGGAACCACCTCACGTAGGGCTAGATTGCTTTTCAATGACGCTTTGGCGCCAGTAGAGTGGAGCATGAGTACTTATGTTCGACCTGAGATCGTTGCTACAGGCAGCTTATGCCGGTCAATCGAAGAGCCCCTCTGGGCTGCTTTACTTGGGGCTGACACTTTTACTACAGCAACGGGAGTATTTTCAAACGGGTCACTTTCGCCAGCCGTAGCTATTAGTGCCCCAACTACTACTACCAATGCATTTAACCTGAATGGCAGTAATATTTCTAGTATGACAAATGGCTGGAATTTATATTTTCAGTTTGAGCCTACTGGTGGTACTGCTCAGGTTTACAAGCTGAATGATGTTGTTGTAAATAGCGCGACTATTGACTTTGATATTGACGGAATCGCCACTATTCAGTGGTCAGGGTTTGCACGAACTATTTCTGATAATACAAATACTACTGTAGCAGCTAGTGAAGTTGAATTAGACGTACTAGCTACGGATAACTTTATTCGTAATCGTATCTCTACTATGGACCTTGTTCGTAGTGATGCGTCTCCCGATGTTACTTATAACGTGGTATTAACTGGTGGTAGTATTGCTATCGAAAACAATATCACTTACTTAACCCCAGAAGAGCTAGGTCGAGTAAATCAGCCTATCGCAAATATTACGGGTACACGGTCTATTAGTGGTAACGTAACCTGCTACTTAGATACTGGAGCAACAAAATCTGGGGCTTTGTTCACAGACCTTGTCGGTGATGTTACAACTGTACGTAACTCGTTTGATATGGCAATCAATGTTGGAGGCGTCGGCGCTCCGTCACTGACGTTTGACTTGCCTACTGCTCATTTAGAGATCCCAGTAGTCAATGTTGAAGACCTTCTTACTTTAGATGTTGCCTTCCATGGTCAAGTAAATGCTGGAAACGTTGACAATACTGATGAAGCGACTATCATCTATAAAGGCGCGTGATACAAAAAAATAAAACTTGACTTTTCGATCTTAGTTAGTTATAATTTTAAAATCTTGGGGGAGTTCTGCTCCCCCTTATTTTAAATAATAATATAAGGAACTAATTTAAATGAGTCAAATCTCTCTAAAAACATTAATGAAGCCCAGCATGACCGTTTCCATTGAATTTCCGGGAATGCCAGGATGGGAACTAGATATATGTTATCTAGCCCGAGAAGAGCTACTGTCTCTTCGTAAAAAATGCCTATCAAAGAAATTCAACCGTTCTACCCACCAAGCAGAAGAGACCCTGGACGAAGACAAGTTCCTTACCGAGTATGTAAACGCAGTTATTAAAGGATGGAAAGGCCTGAAGTTATCTTATTTAGAAGAGCTTCTATTAGTAGATACTGGCGACCTTGACCCTAATACTGAACTACCGTTCTCCCAAGATGAAGCGGAGATTCTTATGAAGAACTCTAGCAGCTTTGACACTTGGATTACCGATACCTTGGCTGATTTAGAAAATTTTACCAAGAACAAGTCGAAGAATGTCTCCGGCTTGTCCAAATTAGCATTGAGTTCGACAGAGACATAAGTCTTGATACTTACCTAGCTATGTGTGAACAGCTAGGTACTGAGCCAGATCCGAAAAGAATGCCTCCTTCTACGGCTGATTTGCCTGATGAAGTACAATTTGCTTTTATAGTATTTAATCATATGCCCGACAGATGGGATGGGATGTCTGGAACTTATCTAGGTAAAGACTGGTCTAGTATAGGATTCTTCTTAGATCTGTTCGAAATAGAAGACAAAAAATTGGTAGTATATTTTCTTTCAAGAATTGAAACCTGGTACTCTAAAAAAATAAACGACAAACAGGAAGCAAAACGCAAGGCAGAGGAAAGAAAATCTAAAGCGGGTGGAAAAAATTACACCCATAATGTGCAGGGATAATGGCTAATAAAGAAGTAAAAGTAAGTATTATCATTGATGATAACGGTACTATGCGACTTACAGAAGCTAGTGCTGAAAAACTTGGTGTTAAACTTGACAAAGTAGGTAAGTCTGCACAGAGCACCGATCGAAGATTAAAAGGTGCTGCTCAGGCTTCCTCTAATACTACTAAGAATTTTTCAAAAATGGCACAAGGCATCACTGGAGGCCTCGTTCCCGCCTATGCCACTCTAGCGGCCAATGTCTTTGCTATTTCAGCAGCATTTAACTTCTTCAAAAAAGCAGCAGACATTAGACTCCTAGAAGATTCTCAGACTTCTTTTGCCTCTACCACGGGCCAGGCTCTTTCTAGAGTAACTGATGGCTTGAGAGACGCTTCTCAAGGTATGCTCGACTTCCAAAAAGCATCTGAAGCTGCCGCTATTGGTGTGGCAAAAGGATTTAGTCCCTCTCAATTAAACGAATTAGCTGTGGGGGCGCAGAAAGCGTCTAATGCCCTTGGCAGAAACTTTGAAGATTCATTCGACCGTCTCGTCCGAGGTGTGTCAAAAGCAGAACCTGAACTCTTAGATGAATTAGGTATTACTCTGCGCTTAGCCAAAGCAACGCAAACTTACGCGGATGCTATCGGTAAAAATGTAAAGCAGTTGACAGCAGCAGAAAGAAGCCAAGCAGTACTGGTAGAAACCCAGCGTCAATTAAATGACTTATTTGGGGACTCAGAAGCAGCCGCTAACCCTTTTGTAAAGCTTCAAGTAACTTTTTCAGATCTTGTCAAAGATATAACTCAAAAATTATTGCCTGCATTCGAAGGAATAGCAAACCTAATTAGCAGAAGCCCAAAAGCTGCTATTATCATCTTTGGCGCACTGGGTCTTTCTATAGCTAGAGCGGCTTTACCTCTTGATGACATGGCTAATAGTTTTAGTGAGTGGCAGATGAAACAAAAAACAGCTGTAGACGAAGCCGAAGATAATATCAGAAGATATGAGATGGCGCTAGTAGATGCAGCAGCAGCTCAAAAAAAGCTCACTGATCAAGCCAATGCCAACTTAAAGAAACAGGCCTCTAAATTTCAAGCACCAGAAGATGGCAAAGGTAGGGGCGCTATCCTAAAGAGTCTGCAAGAAGGTAAAGCTCTCAATGCAGCCCAGAAAGGCACTCTTACTAGAGCTTTAAAAAGCGCTGAGAAACAGTATAAAGAGCATAACGTAATTAAAACGGGCATATTTAGGGGTGCGGATATAGAGATTGTTCGCTCTTTTCAAGCAGCAATGTTAAAGATAAATGTTAGTACCAAGACTACTACGGTTAAAACTCTTGGATACTTTGATAGACTTACTCTCCAACTAAAAAGACGGTTTGCACAGATAGGCGCATTAGGCGCTGCTGCTATGGGTAAAATTGGTAGAGCTGCTGCCTTCGCCGGAAGCATTGTAAATAAGGCTTTTGCTCTCGCAGGTGTGGTAGGTATTATCATACTTATAATCGAGACTTTTCAAACTCTGAAGTTAAATATTCTAGATGTTGCAAAGTCAGTAGCTAGAGGCATAGACGGACTAATTTCCGCTATAGCTAATGGGTTCCGGTACTTCACGAATGCAATCTTAGACTTTGTTGCTTTCGTTATTACAGGTTACAATGAAATTTTTAAGCTAGCAGGCTTTAGTCCTTTCGAAGGAATTATAGCAGATATAAAAAACTTAAGAAATCTCGAGCCTATAGAGATTACTGTTGCTTCTGATGCCTTAGCAGGCAGTAACCTGGAAAGCTATCTTGGCTCTGTTCAGGCCGCCGCACGAGAAGAGCAAAAAAGAAAAGACGCTTTAGAAGACTTAAAAGACGCTACAGAAAGCTACGGAAAAGCAATAGGATCTGTCGCCAAAGTTCTAGAGTCAGGCACCGCAATACAAAGAGCAAATGCCTTAGTAACCGTTAATACTAGTGATGTTCTTCAAAAAGCACTAAGAGCTCAAGCTCTGGGTGTACAAGACTTAGAGGGTACTTTTGCCAGCTTATTGCCTGAACTTTTACAGGTTGCCAAGATATACCCCGAATTCTTATCGTCAATTCAAAACTTCGACTTAAAGGATCCTAAAGCTTTAGAAAACTTAGTAGCAGATATTCAGAAACTAGAGACTAGAGCTGGCGCAGCGATTGCAAACAATCAAGCATTCAATGACACCTTAGAGACTACAGCGCAAGTCTTAAGTAATGTTTCTAGCTCCGAAGACGCAAATAAAATAAGTATTCAAATTGCAGCTCTTCAAAGAGCACAATTAGACGCCACTGATAGTACTAAGGGTTTAGCTGGACAGCTAGAAGATTTTAAAGTTAAAAGAGATGAAGCTTTCGCACCTGGAACTGATTTAGACGCACTTAAAAAAGCTTTAGATGACATAGACTCCAGACTTCAAGACAATTTAAAAAGCCAAAATGCTCTAGCAATTGCCAAAGTTAAAGAGAGCAGATTAGTTAGTCTAGCAGGTTCTAGATATAAGTCACAAAATAATATTTTAGCTCAAACTTTGAAACTAGAAAAACTCGAGCTAGACCTAACAAATAGCCAAACAGTCGCTACTACTGCTCTAACTAATGAATTAAAAGATAAATTCAAAAGAGAACAAGAAGGCCTAGAAAGATCTATAGCATTGCAAAAGGCTTTAGTAGAGGAAACTATACTAGCTGCGGATGAAATGAAACAGTTTGGATTACAACTAGGGGACACTTTAGTAAATCAACTTAGCTCTACTATTCAATCTGTTCTTCAAGGAACTAAAAGCTTAAAAGAGGGCTTAAGAGATTTTGCTACTAGCATTCTTAAGACTATTGCAGACTTTTTTACTAAGATTGTGGCTTTTGAGATACTTAAAGCAGTACTTCCCGAAGCATTACAGGTAAAACTAGGGCTTAATTTACCGGAACAGATAGACAATGCAGCTAAAACAATAAACACTGAAATAAAAAACGGGGTAGAAGCAGCAGCAAAAGTAGCAGGAAAAGCTACTGTGGAACCATCAAAAGCTATTCTCACTTCTTTAGAGAAACTTATTCCTGAGCTCAAAACTACTCTTGGAAGTGGCTCAGAAATGATAGGCGATAGTATTCGTAAGGCCTTTGAGCAGGGTGCTGTTACTATGTCTGCGGCAATTAGAGAAGCTTGTGCAAGGTGTACTTGTAAAGACGGAGGCTCAAACCTCCCCGCTGTAGCCTCTGCTGCGGTAAATGCCGCAACAGGTGGGGGTGCTCCAACACAAGCTACAGAACCTCCCGCCCCAGTGACTACCTTGCCGGAAGTAGACTTCTCTTACGAAAATAGTCTTACCAAATCTGTATTAGAAGCTGGGAATTCCCTAGTAGAGTCTAGTGTTATATTATCACAAGTGAAGGCCTCAACAGTTGCTGCGGGTACTATTATTGGTGAAAGCGCTGGAAATATTGTACTTAGCGCACAGTCTCTACCACAAGCGATCAGAGTTGGTGCTGATCTTATCCTAGAAGCTGGGAATTCCCTAGTAGACGGTGTTAAAGATATGCTTCAAAAGAGTGCCGATATTCAGGTTGAAAACTCTACAATGGCGTTAGGTGGTAAAAACCAAATGGATCGTGCTCGTGATGAAGCGCTTCGACAAGGTATGAGCGATAATACTAGAGCTACCAGTGCTAATATGGACGTAGCACCAAAATCCGAGACAGTTTTCCCGGACTTAAATGATTTGCCAGGCTGGAACGACTTACCTAGAACAGTAAGTACTGTAGTAGAGGAACAAAAAGCTTCTGTAATAGAAGCTATTGGAGAACAGAAAGCAGCATCTGCAGAAAGCCTTGCAGGAATAGTAGAAATAATCACTACTCTTCCAGAAGCTGTAGCTAGAGTAGTGGCAGCAGGAGATCCTACAAGCCCCGACGGTATTGGATTGGGGTTAGGAGATCCAAATGCAGGGAGTACCCCTCCCCCAGCTTTTGATCTGATGTCAGACTCTCTTCCAGGAGGATCAACAGAAGATGATACTCCTAAAGAGGAAGGCGGAAAAGAAAAAGGCGGTTTGGTAGAGTCTATTAAAAAACTTGATACCGCAACTCTTGCCTCTGCTTCCGCAGTTACTGGTTTATTGTCCGGGGTACTAAAGAATACAAAAGCAGGAGAATTTTTAGCAAAAGTGACACAAACTTTACAGCTCGCTACAGTTTTACAGACTCTTTGGGACAAAACATTTGGTGTCAAAAAGGTTGTTACAGATACTGCAAATACTGCAGCTATCGTGGCTAATACCGCGGCACTAACAGTGAGTTCAGTAACTGGACGTAATGGCGGCATATTTTCAAATGGGTCAGTAGTTCAAGGATATTCAATGGGCGGGGTTGCTAGAGGATCCACTTCAGGCTATCCAGCTACGCTTCACGGAACAGAAGCTGTAGTTCCCTTACCAAACGGAAAATCAATACCTGTAGAGATGGGTAAAGGTATGGGGGATACTAATAATGTTCAAGTAGGGGTTACTATTAATAATGACGGCTCATCTAATACTAGCACAGAACAAGATAGCAAGCAAGGTTCAGACTTAGGGAAACGAATTGCGATTGCAATTCAATCAGAACTTCAGAACCAAAAAAGACCAGGAGGGATTCTTAGCCCATTCGGAGGAGGGTAATGGCTCTAGGATTTTTAGACTTACTTAGTACTCGTGTAGTACCCGATAAAAACTTTAAAAAGTCAGTAGAACCTATTTACTCTTTAGTGTCTCATGGAGAGGGGTATGAAAGTAGGATCTCTGTAGGAACAAATAGTTTTAAAGAAACCTATCAACTAACTTTTACTAATAGATCTATAGGTGAGATAGAAAGAATTACAGGGTTTATTAATGAGAGGGAGAAGTATAAAAACTTTGTTTTTACAGTCCCCGACAGTAACGAAATATCAGGCGAAAAAGATTTAATAGTATACTGTGAAGGATACTCTAGAACATATGTAACAGATACTATAGGCTCGCTATCCTGCACCTTTATAAGAGTTTTCGAAGAGGACAGCGCTTTATCCTCCGCCACTATATTAAACAGCAGTATCATTTTAGATGAAGGAGTTTCTGAAGTAATAAATGTCTCTACGTCTCAAAGAGGGGCAGAGACTTTATATTGGACTTTAGACGGGGCTACAACCGCAGATTTTACTGCAGTAAGTGGTTCATTTTCAACAGGGGGCTCAATATCTACTGCTTCAGGTTCCTTTAGTATAGAAACTTTAAATGATACTACAACAGAAGGCGGAGAAGCATACACACTTAGTATCAGAACTGGCTCAACTGGAGGGCCAGTAATAGCAAGTAAACAAGTACAGGTAATCGATACATCTAGAACTCCTCCCGCGTTTAATTGGACGAATAATAATGGGATTCCTATTACAGAAGTAACAACTCTTAAACAGTCTACTGTTGAGATTGCTGCTAAGACTACTAACTTCGATAATAGTGAGCTTTTATATTGGAACTTTGATACGTCCTCTGGTAGTTACTTTCCTAGCTTAGGATCACTAAAACTAGTGGGAACTTTCGCAGAGAGTTTGGCAAATCTTAGTCTTACCTCCACTGTTATAACAGAGCCAAAAACGGATATTATAACATTACGAAGAAATAGTATTTCAGGGCCAGTATTAGATACTATAACTATTTTAACTTTTCCTTTTATAGGAAGAAGGTTAGTAGACTCAAACGGTATAGAGCAACTATTTTTTAGGCTGTCCGACTTATCTAGCCCTGAGTATGTTCTTGATATGTATTGTACAGGAGTGGGAGTACCTGTAGAGCTTTTATATTGGACTATAGAAGGCGCAAGTCAAGGAGTAGACTTTGATTTTGTAGCCGGAAGTTTTACTCCTACGGGCACTTCTTCTATAAATACAGGGACTTTCCAACTAGTAGGAGTAGCCACTGAAGATGCAAAGTCTTTTACTATAAACATTAGAACAGACAGTGTTTCTGGGCCTATAGTAGCCTCCTCTCTTATTTTTATTGCAAACAGTGAGATTGGCATATTTGCAAAGAGTGATACTACTACTAATCAGTCAATAAGTCAATTTGAGTCAACCTCTCTACTAAGTGGCTCTACAAGGTTGAGTCCTATAATAGCGGGGCCCTTTTCTGACGAGAATATTACAAATCAATCAATAGGGATATCCGAGGCTGCGTCATTATTATCAGGAGATATACAAAGACAAACTGTACTTATATTTAGTGGAGGGCTGGATACTACTACTAATCAGTCAATAAGTCAATTTGAGTCAACCTCTCTACTAAGCGGCTATATAAGGTTGCGTCCTATAATAGCGGGGCCCTTTTCTGACGAGAATATTACAAATCAATCAATAGGCATACAAGAATCGCTATCTGTATCAATTATAACTAGGAATTAATTAATGAATATAAAAGGTTACGTGGATATTTCTCTCTACAATGTAGAAACTGGCGAGCTAGAGCACGAGGAAAAAACTTGGCATAATGCTGTGCTGAACTCAAATCTTTTCATGCAGTCCCCTTTTTATTGGGGTAGCATAGGCGGATTGTCATATACTTCTAAAAAGTTCGTGTATAATATAGTATGTGGTGATTCTTATATCTCAAGTATTGATAAAAACTCTTTTGCCTACCCTGGTAGGTGGTATTTTACGGTGAATTTGGTCGGTGCGACTGCCCTTACTCAAGACGCAGACTATAATTCCGTAACTATGAGAATTGTTAAAAAGCTGGATCCACCGACTCAGGCCGCGATTAGGAATATTCATAGTGTTGGTCTTAGCTATGATTCGGTCTCTACTACTGCGTTTCTACCGTTTATAACCGTAGCCAGTAACCCTACTCCTGTTGTACAGTCCTCCAGTCAATTCGCTATAATTCAATATACAGTTGTAATTCAATTAGGCCAAAGAAATGACTGGGCAACAGAGTGGCTGAGTGCTATACAGACGTCCTCAACATACAATATGACTATTACGAATACCGGAAATAACCATCTCAATGTCCCTGGAGGCTTCAATTATAGTACTTCAGTATCTGGTGGCTATCCAGTATCACTTTGGGCCGGCAGAACAGGTGCTTATAGAAACTGGGAAACGTGGTCCGGAGGTCATTTTTACCCTAGAAGAAACCAGCCAATACTTTCCTGGACTGGTACTGACATTGCTAATAAACCAAACTCATTTGGATTTGTAACCTTTCAAAACGACCAGGAATTTTCTGGACAAGATAACGAGAACTACCGAGCGTGGGACCAACTAGGTTTTCATAAACTCGAACTTCCAATTGGATATGGAGGAGCTAGTTATGAGGGCCATATAACTGGTTTTGTAGCGGGCGAAACTAGTCCAGGAGGTATAGTACATAATCCAGCAAGACTATTATCCGTAGGAGAAAACAAGACTCAAAATTATTATGGAAAAGTCAATAGCCCTACTGTACCTTTTTTCCTGGTAACCGAGTTGCCCTCTACTTCGGCGACTATTACCTTGGATACCTCTTTATATGACCCTAAGTACCATGAGTTTTGGAAAATAGACTTTGGGGGCTCTACTGGCGGAGTGGGTACCGCTGAGTACTCTTTTATGAAACGCTACATTTCTAGCTTTGATGGAAATACCTTCACCCCTAAGCTAATGAGCCACAATATAAAAAGCATAAATGGCGCGAACGGCAGTACTGAAAAATCCGCAGCAACCCAGCATAATGAAGTGACAATCAACGGTACCAACATCCTTAAGTGGAGAGGTCCGCTTAGTCGTTTGGATGGCTATGAAGATTATGACACTAGCAACTCCAATAAGATTGGGTTATCGGGCCTCAGCACTGATTTCTTGATAAATAAAAATTGGGAAGGTAATATGCCTATAAGAATGTTTCCAGGGGATGATAGATATACTTATAATGTAACCCAAAAAGAAATAGTATTGTTAAGCTGGTTGAATGAGGAAATTATTAGAATTAATGTAATTAACTACCCCTCGTTCTCTCCTTCTAATATTTCAGGGTATGACTACGATGAAGTATCTGATACTTTTTGGATTTCTTGCACAGACACGGGAATCTGGTCTGTATCGACTCCTTTAGGGTCTCCTAGTATAACTAACCATAACGTAGCAGGTCTTTCGAATGTTACCACCACCACTGAAAATAAAGCGTATACTTTAGATCTGGGAATAAATTTAGGCTCTTTTAGAACTGTTTGGGCTATGATCGAAGGTGCTTTAGTTAAGTCTACTGATAATGGGAGTACGTGGTCAGCTTACGATAGCACGAGTACAGGAGGCGTGTCCTTTACACAGACCAATATAGAAGCTCAATGGAGCGTTACTATTGGTCTAAAAGCAGATAAAAATACAGACGGTAGACTATTGATATTTTATGCGGATGACCCTACAGGAACAGCGGCCAACTTATATAGTATCAATTTTCCGAACAAGACTAGGCTAGTTACAACGGGAGCCACTTGGTGGAGCAGTCTTAATGATTGTACTAATTTATCCCCAACTAGTTCTAGTTTTAATTTATTTTATGAGAAAGCAAGCCCCGGCGCTAGTTCTACATTTTATAGTTTTGCTATACGTTATGAGTACACTACGTTTAATGATGCACTCGCAGATACTCATGATATGAGCCTGATGAGAAGACTTTTTAGGTTTACTTACGGAGTGGGTAAGGCCCAGTCTACTTGGTGGATAGTAAGTTACGCTGAAGACGGCACTCAGTCGGTTCCTGCGGGCTATGTGCCTCGGCAACTTTTTTTTGAAAGACAGCTCGGAGCTTCCCCAAGTGTTTTTGGTCAGTTTTCAAATCCAGAAATAAAATATGTATCATCGGGCAGATCTGGCGGGCAATCGGCTTATGGAACGTTAAGAACAAGTGCTTTTAACTGGTTTCCTACACAGAGCCCAGCTCTTAAAACTGACCCTTGGTCGGTACCTTATGAGACTGTAGATGACGATAATAATGATGTACTACTAGTAGGTACCTCTTACAACGAGACTGTAACCGGTGCGGCCCCGGCTGCACCAGCCCGAGGGTTCTGGTTATTTAGATTTTCTACCGGATTAATTGCTCAACTCTCTGAAGAACTCTACTACTACCATTGGTATATTGGAAAAGGGTTGAGGTTTAATGGCGACGAGTATTCTCAGGTAGGGGATCAATATTATGGGTGGGATCCAGCCAATAGCATGATCAGTGAGATTTATGAAAGATACGTATGGACAGGGTCAATCTGGAGACTAAGAACTAGTGACGCAGACCCTCTAACTTTAAAACCTACTCACTCTGGGACTGAACCTCTAATTGACGGGGCCACTATTTCTTTTGATGACGATCTTGGGTCCTCCTCTTATACTTCAGGAGAGAGTATATCTGCCGTCGTATGCGATGGGATTATGAATGACCTTGCCGTAGGACTTACTACATACTACAGTGGTAAGAGTACTTACCCAAATGAATTTGTTAAAGAAGTAACAGGAGGAGTAATAGCTCAAAATAATCCTGGAAAGTTGGTTCCTTGGTGTTACCCCGCGGAGAGTTATAATGAAGAGCAGCACAACGTTAATAACCCCACACCCACTGCAGGCACCTTTAATACAGGTAGTTTTTTTAATAATCGTTTTCTTGGTACTTATGGTATCAGTTCAGATTCTGTGGGGGGAGTACCAATCAATACTGGCTTCCTTTATAATCAGGGAGGTTTTCAGTCTTCATCGTACCCGTACTACACTAAATTTAGGCTCAACACCAGTCAAACTGGGGTATCGTATAATGGGCCTGTTTCCGGAAGATATCTTTCAAATAGAATGTTAACTACTGATGCCTTTTCGGGGGATTTTCTTCTAACTTCTTCTATTCTTGAGCCAAAGGCTGCAAATACCACTGTTCAGCCGTCGGACTTCTTGTTTTTTAATACTACTAACCCTTCAGTATCTCCCCCTACTACAGGATATAATATTGAATACGCTTATGGTTTAGCAGACGCAACTACATTTACAGACGGTCTTAGCCCCTCTACTTCAAACACTAACTGCTCAAGCTTTTCAGATATAAACTATGGGTTTAAGTTTAGAATGGCTGATAACTACGCGACTTTATTAGGTAAAGCTGGAGAACCTACTACCTTCAGTTTTCAAACTACGGGAGATACGGGAGACACTTTGTATTACTCCCTTAGTAGTTGCCCTATAGTTATAGAAATTATTGAAGCAGGGGTTGTTAAACATACTATATCGGGAGAGACTGTAGGAAGTGTCTCACAACAAGCGGCTTCCGGTAATTTTGGCACAATTAGAGATCATGAACTTAATACAGGCACTGTCGGCTCTTCGATGTTCAAAAGTGGTGTGCTTACTCAAATGCAGTTTGGTAGAACGTTTCCTTTATTAACTCCTTGTGGTCTCAAAATAAAAAGAGTTGGTACCACTCTTTCTTACGAGTTCAGGGGACAGACAGTTTATACTTCTCTCGTCTCTAGCACTGAATCCTTAGTGCTTGTTGACTTTAGGTTTCAAAGGTTTTATAGTGGTATTGGTGAATTAAAAGATCGATATTCTTCTAGTTCGACCATACATGACATACAAATAGATGCGGGTAATGATTACTGGGTACAAGTGGGCACTTCTGGATCAGGCAACGGAATTTTTAACCCTGATTTTCTTTTTCTTCAAGTAGCCAATAGACAAGCTTTCTCAATAAAACTCGATGGTGTAGAGGCGGATGTAGTAGAATTAGATGACGCACAGACTCTAGTCGCGGGACAAGTATCCGTTTACCCTAGATCAGGCCTTATTCGCTGCGCAGCAGCAGACGCGGGTAAAACAGTTACTGTAAATATTCCCTGCGCGTACTTAGAGCAATAACATGACAGTAGGATTTCTAGACTTAACTTCGACCCTTGTGGTGCCGGACAGAAACATAAAAAAGAATATAAAACCTTTATATTCTGTTATGTCTTTTGGTGACGGCTACGAAAACAGATTATCTCTAGGAACAGATGGTAGAGAGGAAACTTATAATTTAACTTTTAATAATAGACCTATTGAAGAAATTACTGCGATAACCGGGTTTTTTGCTGATAGGTCTAAGTATAGAACTTTCGATTTCACTATTCCAGACAGTAATGAAATATCAGGTGAGAAAACTATTGTAGTATATTGCGATAACTATACTACTACGTATTTCAACGCAGATGTCGGTTCGGTAACTGCCCAGTTCGTAAGAGTATTTGAGTTAGTATCGGGAACTTCCGGAGTTAATATAAATAACCCTAACTTCTCTATGAATGAGGGCCAGACGAAAGTAGTAAATATAAGTAGCTTGGAGAGAGGACCAGAAATATTGTATTGGACTCTCGATGACGGAGCGTCCTTAGCAGACTTTGTAGAAGTGTCAGGGTCTTTTACTACTTCGGGAACCTTAACTCTGGCCTCAGGCAGTTTTCAGATAAGTACTTTGGCTGACGTAACAACAGAAGCGACCGAGCAATTTACATTACGAGTTAGATCGGGTTCTATTGGTGGGCCGACATTAGACCAAATACTAGTAACGGTACAAGACACCTCCAGAGGTCCAGAGACGTTTAGCTTAGTAGATAATGTTGGCGCGGATTTGACCGACGTGTTTATTCTAAAAAATACTTCAACAACTATATATGTCGAAGTATTAAATTATGAGCCCGTCAATGACTTGTATTGGTCTTTAGAAAACGGAAATGGAGTAGTCACTCCTTCTACTGGAGTTATTAACTTAACAGGGAATTTCGCGTCTAGTACGGGTAATTTTTCTGTAAATGGTGCTGATATACTTTCGGATCAAGTTCGTGTTTTACAACTAAGAAAAGATAGTGTAGCTGGCCCTATAGTTGATACTTTGAATCTTACTGTTCTTCTAGCCGCCGGGGGACAACTGACAAACAGCCTATATCAACCAGTAGCTTCTTACTCAATAGGACCAAACAGTAGCCCAGAATTTATAATTACTGCTTACTTTAAGGGTACTTTTCTTCCTATTGAACAAATTTATTGGACTATAGAGGGAGCTACGGCAGGGGTAGACTTTGTACTTGTACAGGGAACCTTCTTACCAGTAGGAAATGATATTAGCTCTACAGGAAGCTTTCAACTTGAAAAAGCTGTTCCTTCTCCGGAGTCTATTGAATACTGGGTATTAAACATTCGTACGACAGGCTATACGGGGCCTATTTTAGACACGGTAGACTTAGTTGTAGAGACATCAGGAACGCTGCTTCCGAGTATACTACCAGAAAGCATTACTCTGAGGGCCGATACAGACTTTACAGCCAGGATCAATGATGCAATTCGTCTTCGATCTGTACCTGTTGCAGCTAACGAGTCCCTAATTATTTTTGGTACTGTTGATCAAAAGGCTCTAACTGAAACAGACATTACAAGAAACGAGCCCAAGCTCCTTAAACAGACCGAATCCTTAACTCTATCAGGAACTAACTTGGTAGAAGCAGAAATAAACAATGTTGTACGATTAGATACTATCGCTACAGCTCAAACAGAAACAGTGCAATTACAAGGTAAAACTACCTTTTCCGCGCAAATTAATAATATAACTAGGACATAATCTATGAAAATGAAAGGCTTTGTGAAAGTAACAAAAAAAGACGCTAATACGGGCGAAGAACTGTATGAGTCTGACTGGATAGAGAATATAATTTACGACGCTAACTTCACTAGCGCTATTAGCGCCATGTCTCTCAGTATACAAACTGTTCGCACTGGCGCGGCCGCAACAGCTGAATCAACCCAGGACCCCTATATAGCTTATTACCAATCTGCTGGAGCCAGTTATTTTACTCATTATATGTATGCTAATGATCACTATGAAGCTGCCCCTAGTAGTACTGTAAGATCTCAGCCGGGTAAGTTTTGGCAGTTTCAGAAAATTCAAGGAACCCCCTTTGCAGTAGTGGAAGGAAATGGTCAGACTACTACACCTACTCTTAAGCTCACTCAACAACTTCTTCCCCCCGTGTCAGGAACTCGTGATATTCATACTATAGGTTGGACACAATCGAGACCTACATATAAAGCCGGCTCCAAGAACAATATCGCAAGTAGACCAAAACCAAGAACGGCTGCTTCTTTTACACCAGCTATCACGCAATCTACTACAGAAATTCTTGTTGTGGTCTATAAAATAGAATTCACTTTCCCCACCTCATCAACTACTTTATCATATGACCAAATGTCTGCTCTTACTTGGTTAATGTCGGGGGTACCTAACCCCACACCAGTACAATCTCTTGCTTATTACACAGGCAGCAGCAGCGCAAATATGAGTAACACTAGCATCTATACAAATGATACTAAGTATTCTCCTTTTAAAGTACCTCTTGCTAGTCGTAGGCCCAATACTACTTATGTCGCGGGTAAGCCCAATACTGGTGGCCACCCAAGTATACAATACTGGGGTCAGTTGGAGACCAACGCTAATTTTTCTGGGCACCGTTGGGATGGTATTGTTTTCCTAAACTCCGCCGAGGTACAAACCACTGATACTAATGTAGGAGACTTCGTTAGCTCTATATCTGTCGTAGGAAGTGGTCAGTTCGATGCAGCCTGGGTAACTCGTATGATTGGTTCTAATACTAATAAGACTCAACAATATTATGGGAAAGTGTCTGGTGCTACCGTTCCCTTCTTCAGTGCTGGAGAAATACCGAATACGGATGCAACACTTACTTTAGACACCACCCCATACTCTACTACTGTTTTTCCTGAACTATGGTCCATAGATATAGGTGGAGTAACTGGAGGGGTAGGAACGGCCGAATACTCGTTGAGAAAAAGATATGTAACTGGGTATGTAAATAATACCTTGGTACCAAGAATACAAGTTCTTCATAGCATTGCGGAGGCTAATGTACAAACTGTAAAAACTTATTCTGACTGGGGAGACCATACGGGCGACCTTGCGACTTCTGGGCGAGCCATTCTTAAGCAAGGAAGCGGCGCCATGGAAAACTACGGAAGGTGGGTAGTTCCAGGTAGTCCTCTAAAGCTCTATGATATGATCGAAGACAATGTACATTTCTATAATTTAGAGACCGGAGAGAATAGTGCTGTTAACATTCTACAGTATCCTGCTTTTACCGCTACTAATATAGGGGGCCACGCGTATGATGAAATCTCTGATACTCTTTGGCTCGCTTGTCAGGATACCGGACTATGGAAAATAGCCAGTCCTTATTCAGCATCTCCAACTGTTAGTAACTTAGACTTGTCTTCTATATCAGATGTAGCGGCTACGGTAGCTAACAATGCTTATGTAGTCTGTTTAGGTCTCGCTGTAGGCGGGACTCATAGAACTGCTTGGGCTATGATGAACGGAGCTCTTGCAAAATCGACAGATAATGGAGCAACCTGGGTCGGTTATGATAGTACTAGTACTGGAGGGGTTACATTTACTCAAGCAACTATTGAAGGAAAATGGGCCGCAGTACTGTCTATGGTCGCTGATAAAAATACTGATAATAAATTACTAGTGCTTTACGAAACTAACCCTAATTCTATTATGCTCTACACTGGCATATATCATTATGCTACAGTGAGCGGTGTATGGTGGGACAGTACTAGCGACACTACACAATTAATGCAGGACTCAGGAGCTATTCCAATCTTATGGGCAGGTAGCTCTGGGGGTACTTCGAATAGAATCGGGTATGCTTTCTCCGACGGCAACCAAGTACCTACACGTGTTACGATGGATGACTTCCTAATTCCCTGGGTTAGAAGAAACTGGGTGAATATGGTAGGTTGTACCAGAACTCAGAGCCATTGGTATATTGCTCATTTAAACACTAATCAGAGTAATTACCTTTCAGGGGGGACTAATAGAAATGCTCCTGTATTACTAACACATGGGACTCAAATTGGGCCCGCAGGTGCAGGCTATACTGAATTATTGACAGGCGATACTTTTCCTGAAAACTTTAGCGTCGGCTACCTCGCTCAATACTTCGGCCCTTATGGCCCGGCTATTTTCACCCCTGCTGGCAGCCTTCGAAACAGTTTTCGGGAGTGGAATGTTCAATTTAACTACTCATATTGGCTGGGACATACAGAGCATGTCGATGATGACGGTAATGACTGTATTATAAAAACTGGTTCAGATAGTGGTGGTACTTTTAGTTCACCAACCAATGTGTATAAATTTACGTTCACTACAAACAGGCTTGACAACATGGCTATTAATGTCTGGACTGCGGAAAACGGTCACCAGACTCAGTATATTGGTAGAGGACTATTAATTACTTGTGGCAGTGACAAGTTTTATGTATTTCCCATATCTGATGGGACTATTGAAGGCGTATCTGCTGCTTCTAAGATGGCGGGCGACGTTTGGCAGAGATATGTATGGACCGGCTCTATCTGGAGACTTAGAACTAGTGACGCAGACCCTCTTACTTTGAAGTCTACTCATGGCACGACGGATGCTTTAATTGGCGGGGCTACTATTTCTTTTGATGATGCAGGCAGTACTCAATCTTTTGTTTCAGGAGAGGCCATTTCCGCTCATGTAGTAGATGGAATCGTAGCAGACTCGGCAACGTCTGTTAGGTCTTATAGCCCTACTCTCTCTATGTGGGATAATGAGATAGTTACGGAGGTTACAAACGGTACTATTGCTTCCTCAACTCCTTCAGAGCTTCTTCCCGTTACTTATTATGACAATGTTGAATCTTCCGGAATTAGTCCAATCAACAACAGTGATGTTAGCGCCTCCGCTTGGGGATCCGCATTTGTAATTGAAGATACACGTTCCACAACTGCTTATTATAATAAGCAAGGTTCCGGCGGCAAGATTGATTCAAGGAGAATGAATTCAGGTTGGAGCCATGGAGAGTATCCTGAATTTCGCTCACGCCTAGGGTTCACTGTGAGCAGCACGATGTCTAGTGCACCAATAGTTCATGTTAGTGCTAGGTATAATTCTTCAGAAGCTACAACAGGTGATTTTAATTTAGAGACTCATCTTTTAAATCCTGAAGGGCAATATGTGACGTCCTCTAGTGGTACTCCTTATGCCAGAGAATGGGGCTTGCTTGACCACAGAAATCAAGACGATGGTAATAACAACTGGAAAATAGAAACCGCTTTCGGGTTAGTAAACGCTGCTAGTTACACTGATGGTGCTTCACCAGCTCAGGGAGTGCTAGAGGAAGCGGAGATACTTTATGGATTCAAAGTGATCCCTGGAAAACTTTTTGATAGTTTAATAACAAATTATTCTAGTTCTACCACTATTAACATGCAATCTGCGGTTGTTGAGGGAACTAATACATACTCTTATCAATCTGCAAATATTTCTGATATGATGAATGAAGGCGCACAATCTACCCCCATGACTATTCAGATAATAGAATCTGGAAGTGTAGTATTCACTCAACCGGCAGGTGACCGGTACTATAGTGTAATATCTCTGTTTAATCCCCGAAGCAATAACAACCTACCCCTTGTTAATACGAGCTTAACCAGCGTGCTTCTCAGCAACACGAATTCAACGGACACAATCTTGGGTAACAGGGACGTTATAAATGATAGGTATTGTCCTTTTAATATAGAAAGAGTTGGTACCACTGTTAAGTATTATCTTCGTGATAAACTAATATATACCTCTTTAGCGAGTAGCAGCGAGAATCTAATGCCGGCTGTATTTACCAGTTTTGCAACCGCGGTAAGTATTGTTAATACGAGCGCTGCAACTCACGGGAACGGCAATTGGGGTCATATGCACGGACAAGTATTTAAAAAATCGCAAACGGATTTCTTTGTAAAGGTAGGAACTAGTGGATCTTCCAACGGGGCTTTTAACTCCAACTTCTTATACTTGCAAACCTCTGTAAGAGAGGGTTTTAGTATTAAAATTGATGGTGTAGAGGCTACTGTAGTGGGGCTCGAAGATAATGGGACGCTTAATGCAGGAGAAGTCTCCGTGTTCCCAAGACAAGGCCTAATTAGATGCTCTTCTGCTGATGCAGGAAAAACTGTAACCGTATCTATACCCTGCGCTTATAGGAGTTAATATGACTTTAGGAGTACACTTAGACACGTCACCTGTAACTTATGTTAATCCTGATAGAAACATATCTAGAAAGGCTAATATTATGGCTCGACAGGTAAAAATACAGAACTATGAGCAGCGGGCCAGAGCAGGCATTAATCCTATAAAGGAAATGTTTAGTGTTAATTTTAAGAATAGAAGTAAAGAAACTATTGACACTTTAACTGCTTTTTTCCAAGCAAGAGAAGGCACTATTGCCTTCTCCTTTACTGTACCTTCTTCAGGAGGGGGAGAAGAAACTATTCAGGTAGTCTGTGAGAAATTCACTCAAACTTACTTTACAGAACAGTACGGATACTCTTGTTCTGCGACTTTTAGAAAAGTAAATGTACCGACATTTAATGGAGTAATACCATGACAGATATTATAAAAACAGCGCAGCTACAAGACCCAGGATCCTCAGTTATAGTATTGTATGAATTAGAGTATGCAGAAGGATCATTCGCATATTTTTACGCTGGTAAAGCCGAGTTCGACGGGTCCACTCTAGAGAACGTCAGGTTTAGAGAGTGGCGGTCGGAATATGTAATTGGAGCAGAAATAGAGTATACAGCTATACCTATAGAAGCGGAAGGATTCGATATTAAAGCAGACGGTGCCATTACTAGACCGACACTATCTATAGCTAATGTAGGAACTGCTCTTTCAGACTCTATTGGGGGATTAAATCTGCAGGATTTAGTAGGCTCAAAACTTACTAAACGAGTTACTCTAGAAAAGTACTTAGTGGGGAACTCCGGAGATGTAGGTGCGGGACTATCTCCCGTAGAGTACCCTAGAACTGTTTATTTCGTAGACAGAATAAAGTCTAAAAATGTTCTGAATGTAACTTTCGAGTTAGCAGCCCCTTTTGACTTACAGGGAGTTAGGCTTCCTCGAAGAGTTATAGTCGGGGGTGCTTGTCCCTTCAAATATAAAGGAGCGACCACAGACCTACCAGAAAATGTAAGATCAGGGGGCTGTGACTGGAACTCTAGATTCTTGAAAGATGGCTATGGCTCTAGACTTTTCTTAAATGAGTTTGATGAGTATATAATTGGTATAGGATATGGAGGAGGCTTTACGCCTTGGACGGCAAGTTCAACTGCTGCTTCGTTATATACCACTGCTCAGGATTTAGATAGGTATAGTACTGACGGACTTACTGTAAGTACTGTTTCTAGCTTAAACTACTGGCAAGCTCTTACTTCTAGCTCTTCTCCTCCTTCTGATACAGACAAAGTAAATTGGAGAAGAATCCGTACGTGGGCTCCCTTTTCTCCCGGCACAACTTATTATGGATATAAAAATACTAAGTTCAATGACTATGTACTTAAAGACGGAGTACTCTGGAAGATCAGACTTCTTAGTACTGATACTAGCGTTATAACAGAAGTTAAGGAAGGCGCCTACTGGACCGCTGGTGATGTTTGTGGAAAGAAAATTAAATCCTGCAGTTTACGTTACGGGGCTCAGGAAATATCTAACTCCTCCGTCCCTGCTCAGGCTATAGCAGCAACTCAATATTTAAGATTTGGAGGCTTTCCTGGTGTACAACAAAAGCGATAAAGAAATTTTAGAGCACTTAGTAAGTTGCTATCCGGAAGAAGGTTGTGGGATTATATTAAATAAGAGAGGTAAGTTAAAATGGATACCTTGCAAAAACGACGCTGAGGATCCTTTAAACTATTTTAAAATACCCGCAGAAGAATACATAAAAGCTTCTATGATGGGAGATATTTATGCAATTGTACACAGTCACCCAGACGATGAAAACGGTCTAAGCGAGAAAGATATAGCGGTAAGTAATTTTTTAGGGATACCTTACATTGCTTATTCAGTGCCAGGTTTTACAAAATTCATTCATACTCCGGAAAAGAAGGATACTCCCTTACTAGGAAGAGAGTATGATTTTGGTACAAACGATTGTTACTCTCTAGTTAGAGACTATTACAGAATTAAACTAAACACTATAATTCCAGCAATAGAATTTGAGGATAACTGGTGGTTAAAAGGGTTAAATTATTTTGATGATTTATATGACTCCTTTGGCTTTATAGAGGTAGAAGAACCAAAAGAACATGATGTCATAATTTTTAGTGTGCTTTCAAAGGTACCTAACCATTGTGGTATTTATTTAGGTGAGGGTATTTTCATGCACCACGCAGAAAATAGACTCTCATGCAGAGAATCGCTATATTCCGGATGGAATAAGAACATAACGAGGTATATGAGATGCAAAAAGTTCATTTAATAGGAGAAATTTCTAAATTCGGCAAAGTCTGGGACACTGACTGCGCTACAGTAGCGGATATTTTTAAGTTAATAGGGTGTCAAACCCCTGGGTTCAGAAAGTATTTATTAGATAGTAAAGATTCAGATATTGCATTTGAGATACGAAAAGGTAAGGACATTTTAATGAATCCCGAAGACCTATACCTGTCTACTGTAGCTGATGAGGATATTATCATAACAGAAGTACCTGATGGCGCTAAAGCCGGTTTAAAGATAGTTTTAGGGATTATTCTTGTTGTAGCCGGTTTCTTTGCTGGCCCGGCTGGTCCTTTTCTCTGGTCTACGGGGGCCTCTTTAATTGTGGGAGGACTCGTAGAGTTACTAGCTCCTGGCCCTGAGACTGAAGACGCGGACGACCCTTCTTACTTATTTGGTGGCCCCGTAGATAACGTAGCTCAGGGACTGGCAGTTCCAGTACTGTATGGCGAGCTAATTATAGGAGGAGGCGCTATATCTGCATACTATTCAAACTACCCAGTAAGAATTAATAATGGAATAGTAGAAGGGAACGGAACTTCTGGGTCAGGCCAGTCTTCTATTAATTTTAATGGCGGAGAGGGGGGCGGTCCTGCTATTAATACCTCTACCAGCTTTTCTTTTGGACTGGCCGACGAGCTTATTACTCCAGACTTCAGTAAATTTGTCTTAGACGCATAACAAGGAACAAATAAATGACTATTATAGAAAAACAATATGGGTATATCGTGGATCTTCTTTCTGCAGGAGAGATAGAAGGCTTAGTAGGTGGACTATCCGGTATATATCTTAATCAAACTTCTTTACTCTCCAATAGTAAATACACCTCGCTCAAAGGATCCTCTGGAAAGTGCTCTGTCTCAGGCACTTCTGTTACAGACGCTAACGGATTATTTGCTAATATAGATTTTTCCGATGGGGACAGATATCTACAGATACTAAATGCTGGGCCTTCAGACACTTTAACAAATAGTATGAAACCAGGTTTTAGTTATATAACTTTTTCCTCTGCCTCTACTCTTGACGATAAGTACTTCCTAAACTTTACAGGCACAGAAGAAACGGATATTACAGACTGGTGTAAGTATATTATTAGAATAGCCGGAGCGGGGCAAGACGGCTCTGAGTATGCAGGTATACTTGTAAGTCGTGTAGGAACAGATCAAGCCGTAATATATCCCCCTATTAATACTGCTATTAGCTCTGGAGCAGCCGTTAAAATAGACGCACTAGTTAAGATCGATAGCACCAGCATAACAGATAACACTTGTACTCTTGTAGAGCCAGTAACCACTAACGCTAATCAAACCCCTTGTAGACTTTCAGCCGCCGTGCAGTATGCCTCTTCTTCTACCCCTACAATGACCTATGATCAGACATATGGATTTGTCAAAAATGGGACCAGGTATCAACTACCTATAAGTAGTTTTTCCGGTAGAGGTATAGGTGCTCCTTCCGCTTCTGTTATTATAGGAAATGGATCAGAACTTTTTAGGTCAAACGCGGCAGGGGGCAGCGCTGGACCCGTCGTTGTACAAGGCAACTCACTTAATTTCTCACAGTTTACTTTAGAGGAGATAGACGCAGTTAGAGTCGCTGTTGAGTTCCCTGGAGGTCTTAGACATAATGGTAGAGAGGGAGAGGCAAGAACTGCTTATGCTGAATTTCAAATAGTCTTGGAATATACTGCTGATACCGGCGGTTCTCCTGTGACTAAAAAAACTCTTATATATGGTAAAGATTATGGCGGTGCTGACTTTGTTTCAACTGTTCCTGCATGGCCTGCTGGTGGTAGCAAGTCCGCAGATAGCACTCAAATTAACTACGCTAACAATGTGTATGGAAACGGAGGATCAAGAAGATCTTCGGGAGTTGTCCAGAAAAAAGGAGCTAACAGTCCTTTTATAAAAGAGTTTACTATAAACTTAGATAAATACAAGCCTTTTGTTGATTGGAATATACAGATACGCAGGCTGAGTCCTGAAGCTTTGGGGGAGTATTGCCCTGATGATAATACTTTTATTGCTGTAGCTAAAGTTAAAAATGTTCAAGCTTACATATATGATAAATTTAACTACCCTTTAACTGCTTATGGTGCAGTAAGTTTTTCTGCTGAAGATTTCGATAGCCCTCCGTCCAGAGCCTATCATCTAAGAGGTAAAAAAATTGCTGTACCTTCTAATTACTTTCCTAGGGATGAGATAGGTAGTGCTAACGCTCAATATACTCGTGTTAAGGGTACCGGCTTAGATGCTGCTGTTTATCAAACATGGGACGGCTCTTTTAGAGGAGACGAAACCCTTAGTAGAGATGATATAAACTTCCCTAAAGTTTATTGTAATAATCCTGCGTGGGTATATTACGACATTCTAACTAATAGAGATTACGGTTTAGGGGACTTTATCAGCCCTAATGAAATTGATAAATATGCTCTATACCAAATAGCCAGATATTGTGATGAACTCGTAGACAATGGAAAAGGAGGTCAAGAGCCTAGATTTGCCTGTAATACTTATTTAACTAAACGCACAGAAGCATATAAAGTACTTAAAGACTTGGCTAGTGTTTTTAGGGGCATGTCTTATTGGATAGATGGACAAATTACACCTATTCAAGATAGACCAAAAGAGCCCGTATATACTTTTAGTTCTGCCAATGTATCTGAGGGCATTTTTGACTATACGTACACAGGTAGCAAGTCTAGAGTTAATCAGGTGAACGTTAGCTGGAATAACCCTCAAGAATTTTATAAAAGAACTATCTTAACTGTAGAAGAAACAGGAGAGATTGCTAAGCAAGGCAAAATAGTTAGTAAAGATATTGTAGCTTTTGGTGCAACTTCTGAGTCACAGGCTAGAAGAGTTGCAAAGTGGCAAATGGCCACACTATTAAACGAAACTGAAGTAGTAAGCTTTACTACTTCTATCAATGGGGCTTTTTTACTGCCCGGCGATATTATTAATATACAAGATAAAGATGACATAGGAATTGAGTCTAGTGGAAGAACAGCACCAAGTTCAACAACTAATGTTATTAATTTGGACCGAAGCATATCTTATCCAGGCGGTGACCCCGCGAACTGTATATTATACTTAATTTACCCAGAACCAGGTATTTTTCTAGCACAGGATTCTGTTACTTTAAATAGCCAGGCTTACACTAGAGGGGCGCTTCTGTTGGAGGACAATGCTGGTAATCCTATTTCAACTCTTGAAGACTCAGTAAATTTAGTTGACGGAGCAGGTAACCCAGTCATAACAACTTACTCCAAAAATACAAGAGTTGAGGTAAAAGATATAAATGGTCCTCTGAGCGCCTCTAACCAAGTTACAGTAATTGGAGCTTTCAGTTCCGTTCCCAATATTGATGTTATATGGGCTGTAGGTAGAAAGCAAGATACAACTACACAGGAAATTAAAGAGTATAGAATAATAAGTATCGAAGAAGATGATAATAAGTACTCTATAGTAGCTTCTAATTATTATCCTACAAAATTTGACGAGATAGACGTAGACCCTCCTGTATACACTACTGACTACATTCCTATTTCAGGAAGACTAGACGATGTTCCTTCTCCGACAAACATATCTATAGAGATGTTCCCAGAAGCTAGAAATGCCGAATTTGGAAGTGCGACGGGTCAAAAAGTAGAAGTTTCTTGGACTAGTCCTATAGAAAGTTTTACGGACAGCACCGGGGTTACTACACAGATACCCTATAGGTTCTTATCTATGTATGAGATCCAACACGACTTCCAAGAGGCGTCAGGACTTAGCGACTTTAAAACAGAAAAAGTTTCTGGGGCTTCTAATTCTTTGTCGATATCAGGGGTTTCGGAAGGTATCTATACTGTAAGAGCTAGAACTATAAATGACATAGGAGTAAAATCTCCTTGGACTATCGTAAGAAGATTCGTATCCTTAAGCGCCGCGGGCAATAGAAGAATTAATTCCATAGCCGTTGGCGGAGTTCTTTCAGGGGATAGTTTTTCTACTAGTTCTATAGATCCTGGTGACTCTATAGTTAGACTAGCCGGAAACGCCTATACTTTCTCTACTCCAGCAGGGACGAGTTTCTCGTTCCCAGACACTGCCGGAACGGAAGCTACCCAAGAAGATTTTAGTGGTTTGGGTCTTGATGAAGAAGCTTATTTGTATTTTGACTCATCTGGTGCGGACGAAGTTACTCCTCACCCTTGGAAAGCTATTCAAATTTATACTGATAGTGTTGTAAGGGGAACTAATAATATATTATTAAATAGATCCTATATAGTCCCTCTAGGCTACACGAATAATGGGTTAGTAGCTACTTCCGGTTCTGTTTCTACTGTAGAAGGAAGTTTTATAGCTACAGGGGTTGGCACCGTATTTACCTCTGAGTTTAAAATAGGAGATTTAATAAAAATTTCGTCTGACCCAAGTGCAGGCACTGAAGTACAAACCTCAGAATACCGTACTATTGTATCTATTGAAAGTGATACTCAACTACAAGTCAATACTGCCTTTTTGAGGACTCAAACGGGTGTATTTGCTTTCTCTCAAGAGTTTAAGCCAGATATTGAAGAAGATGCTATTATAGGAAAAGTCAATGCCTCTAGTACCTCTCCTAAGACTTATACTTTACAACTGTATATAAACGGGAAGGGCCCTGCTGGAGACAAAGGACAAAATGTAGGCATCATAGCTACGGATTATTCTATTGTGTATAATGGCGAAGGACTGAGCCCGCAGTACACAGCCAGTTCGTCAGACTCCTCATCTATAGAAGTAGAGACCCGGTCTAGTACTGTATTGTCTCCGGAGTACAACTATAAGCTAAATGGAGTTGATGTGACTACTCCTGCCTATACTACTAATCCCTTTTATCTATATCCGGTACCGACTACTTGGAGCCAGGGAGGGGATGTTGTTGAAGTGAATGTTAGAAATATAGGGGAGACTAATATCATCTTAACAGACTCTCTGTCTATTATTAGAGTCAAGCAAGGTTCGGGCAATATAGGAGCTATTATAACAAATCCAGGCCAAACTATTAATACTGACTTTGGTGGTAGAGTTTTTGAAACCAACTTCCCGAATGCTTCAGGAGAATGGGAATTATTCTTTAGTGGTGCCGACGTTACTAATTCAGGGGTTTACTCAGTTGTTGGGGGTACCTCAGCAGGTGGCCTAAGTACGAAGACACAAAACGGTTTGACGCTTAAAATAGACGAGTCAACTGGAGAGTACGACCTATTTCAGTTGAATCAACCCACTCTTCACAATATTTCAGCCACTGTAGCAGGGGCCTCTAGTACCTACTCAGTGACTCCTTCTTCTACTAGTATTAAGGAAGGGGATACAGTGAATTTCGCAGTCAGTGGTCCTACTAGCGGTACAGTATATCTAGAGTGGTCCCACGTCACTACCAACGATGCTGATTTTAGTCCCACACCTCCAAATGGCAGTTCTAGAGAAACAATTGTACTAAATGGATCAGGGCAAGGCACTAGTGCTACTTATACGGCAGGAGTAGATTTTGAAAGTTCTAATGAAACTTTTTCCGTGAAAATTTATGACGCTGCTACATTAGGAAGTGTTGTAGCTACTAGCCCTACAGTTACTGTAACCGGACAAACATATAACTTTACTATTAGTAGCAGTACTCCTGCAGAGGGCGATACTCTTACTATACACCTAGAAACCAATAATACTAATGTTAATACTATGTACTTATCTTTTGATTCTCCCGTAGGAATTACTACAGCGGACTTCACAAACCCTAGTGTTGGCTCCGTAGCGCCAATTTCTGCTAGACAAGCTGTTACATTAGTGGGAGGCTCAGCTGACTACACTATTGATATAGTCTCTGATGGAGCGGATTCTGGAGAAAGTTTTGTTCCTGCTGTGTATGCGGCTTCAACAGGGGGTTCCCCTATACATGGCTTTGGTACTGTAGCAATAGCGGACACTTCGGCGCCTTCCGGCACCGCCCAACTAAGTTTTACTAGTCTTCTATGGAGCACTCCTGCAGAGACTACCCCGAAAGCTGCAGGGGGTACTCTTAACTTTTTAAACTCAGGCTTGTGTTATGCGGGTACAGGTTTTAGTGGGTGTACTGCCCCTACAAATGTGGGCTCAGACGACTGGCTTCCTGTGGGGGATAGAGCACTTAATGTAGGGCTCGGCTATGAGATCTGGTGGGAGAAGGTTAGTGGTGACGTTGACCCTGCGGCCAATTGGTCAGAATCAACTTGGGCAACAATAACCACTACTAGAGCTATTTCGGCTTACACAGTACTTGGTACTGTCTATGAGCCTGAGTTTGAAACTTTTCAAGTTAGAATAAAAATCAGAAAGGTAGGCTCTGTCACAGACGATGTAAATGTAGTAGTAACGTTTACTTCAACAGTAGCAGCATAAAGGAAAAAAATATGACAACAGTAAATAAAAATGTAGAAGCTTCAGATAGGATAGACATATTAGTCACTGCGGGGTCTGGTAGTACTGTGACTCCTGGAGCCACAACCAACTGCAGTATAACTCCAAATGTTTCCAGGCCTAGTCCTTTTACTTACTCTATAGCGGGTTTTAGTGGGTCTTCATACACGGCTAGCTTCACAGACGAAGCTGCAGGAGCACTGGATATTACAGGCTCTGTATCTCCTTCTTCTGCTTGGGCTTCTGATAAAGAACAGTTTACAATGAGAGGTGTATATGGAAGTAAAAGTATAGACCTAAAGTACTCAGCAATTAAATCCAAAGATGGTCAACTAGGTGGGGACGGGTCAGATGGTATTATAGGAGGTTCAGTAAACCTAGTGTTTTACAGAGGGCCAAGTAACCCCGGTGCACCTATCAGTACTACAGCCATTCCAGACGATACTGGTTTATCCCCCGCTGGAGTTCTATGGGCCGATGATCCTCCCGCCACTGGAGGAATTTTATGGGTAAGTAGGGGTAATTTAACTCCACCTAGTGCCGATTGGACCTGGGGAGTACCCTATCAAGCAGACGGAGAAGTCTTTGCGGAAGTAACAATCTACCGAAAAGGTAGTAATACGTTAAATGTAAACGACGGCACGTGGGATTTTACTACTAACTCATTGACCCTAGCTGACTGGTCCACTACGTTACCTTCTGTTACTGGGAATGGTGATATTATTTATGCCTCTGTAGGTTTATTTGCCGGTAGACCCACAGATACTGCAGTAAGTCCAGAGTCGCCTGGATGGACTATTCCTGTTAAATATGCTGAAAGAGTTGATGGAGATGAAGGTTTAAAGAGTCTTACTGGTCTAGTATACTTAACTACCCCAAGTGCTGGCAGTCCAGGCACGCCTACAGCTACTAATTATGTTTTTAGCACTGTA